AATATCGGCTATGCCCGTTTCGCCAATGGGCGACCGGGTCGTCGCGATATCCGCATCGAGCTGTACGACGGCACCGTCTATCACCGCCGCATTCTCACCAGCACCGAGCTGGACGCCGACACCGAGCGCTTGGCCATCGACGCCGCCCTGGGCCGCCTGGTCGAGCCGACCGATGTAGCGCGCATCTGTTTCATGGCGCTCTGTAGCGCCGCCACCGACGTGGTCGAGATCGAGCACGTCACCGATAGCGAGGGCGTCGCAACTGCCGCCCTGACGTTCAAAGGGGTTCGTGACGATGAGTTTTAACAGCCGCGAAAGCTCGCTTGCGGATGGGCAGCCGGTGCGGCTGTACCAGTTCAGCCGTGGCGCGATCCGCTGGAGCTACAACAGCAGCGACCGGGACATCACCTACCAGAACCAGGTTTTCCGCACCGTGCCGGGCGGCATCACCGACAACGGAATTATCTGTTCCGGCGATCCGCAGTCCGACCAGTTCGTCATCACCGCGCCGGCCGACCTCGATGTCGCGCTGCTGTACAAGACGCGGTCGCCGAGCGGTGCCATCGACCTGGTCGTCTACGACATGCACTACGGCGACGCCGAGGCAGCGGTTTCTTGGGTAGGCCAGATTGGCGATGTGGACTGGCCGACCGTGGATAGTTGCCGCATAACGTGCGTGTCCGAAGACGAACTGATGGACCAGCCCGGCTTGATCGACACCTACTGCCGCACCTGCACGGCAGTCGTTGGCGACCATCGCTGCAAGGTCAACCTCGTTCCGTATCGCGTGACGCTGACGCCGCAGAGCATCAGCGGCTGGGTGATCTCCAGCGGCGTGGTCGCCGGCTATGCCGATGGCTGGTTTACCGGGGGCTACGTCGAGTGGCAGGTGGACGGCGACAACTACGATAGCCGCTACATCGAGCGGCACGCCGGACCCGATCTTTACATCCTGGGCGGCACCGAGGGCATTCCGGCAGGTGGCCAACTGCGGGTCTATCCAGGTTGCGACGGGCTCGCGCAGACCTGCGACGACAAATTCAGCAACCTCCCAAACTTCAGGGGGTTTAACGCGATGCAAGGCAAGTCGCCGTTCGATGGCGACCAGGTCTGGTGAGGTAGGCCATGGACCCGATCACAATCAATCTCGTCATCCTGGCGGCGTCGTACATCCTCTCCAGCGTCCTGGCGCCGAAACCGCAGAAGCCCAAGCCGACCGCCTTTGAAGACATCGATTTCCCGCGCTGCGACGAGGGCGACGAACAGGTCGCCGTCTTCGGTCAGTGCTGGTCGAAGAGCTGGATGGTGCTGACCGTGGGCAACTACAGAACAAAGGCGATCAAGACCAAAGGGAGCAAGAAATGATCGTTACGGCTCAGCACCTGCATACCGTGCCGACCTGGACCACTCGGCAGGGCTACTGCCATCGCCAGGCGAGGGAGTTCTTCAAGCGCCATGGCCTGGACTGGATGGCTTTCCTACGGGACGGCATTGAGGCCGACGTGCTGGTCGCGACCGGCGACGCGCTCGCGCTCAAATTGGTTGAACATGCACGCCAGGAGATCGCGGATGGGCGCTAAACCGAAGGCACAGACGGTCGGGTTCGAATACTTTTTTGACATCCATTTCGCCCTGGGCAAGAAGATCGACGAGGTCTGCGCAATCCGCGCGAGCGGAAAGACCGCATGGAAGGGTTCGATCACCAGTAACGGCCAGGTTCGCATCAATGCGCCGGACCTGTTCGGCGGGAAGAAGGGCGAAGGCGGCCTCGACGGAACGCTCGATGTTCTGTTTGGCGAAGAGGACCAGGGCGTCCTTCCGCGCTTGGCGTCCATGCTCGGCGGCCTGGTGCCGGCGTTCCGTGGCGTAACCACTGGGTTCTATTCCGGCCTGGTCACCGCCATGAACCCCTACCCGAAGACCTGGGAAATTCTGCGTCGAGGCGGGAACCGTCTGTGGGACGGCAACCCCTGGTATCCCGAAAAGCAATTTATCTGGCTCGCGGACGGTCAGATCAAGGCGATGAACCCGGCACACATCCTTTATCTCGTCTACACCGGCCGGGACTTCCGGGGACTGGCTCGCACGCGGATGGACGAGGCGAGCTGGCGGGCCGCTGCCGACAAGCTGTATGCCGAGAGTTTCGGGCTGTGCTTTGAATGGACCAGGTCCGACACGTTCGCCAACTTCTGCGAGACGGTGAAATCGCATATCGGAGCCGAGGTCTACCCGAACCGCCAGACTGGGCAGATCAGCATCCGGCTCCTGCGTGACGACTACAACGTTGCTGACCTGCCGCTGTTCGACGAAGACAGCGGCCTCCTGGAGATCACCCAGGAGAAGACCGGCTCGACCTCGCTCGCGCCGAGCCAGCTTATCGTCAAGTACATCGACCAGACCGACGGTGCACAGCGCCAAGTCATCGTCAACAACAACGCGGTCGCCGCGTCGCAGGGGCGGCGGTCATCCGAGGAAGTCGAGTTCCTGGGCGTGCCGACTGGCGAACTGGCCGGGCGAGTCGGTGAGCGGGAAATGCGTCTGAAGACAACCGGCCTGAAGCGCTATAAAGGCGTATTCGACCGCCGCGCCCGTAGCCTGAACCCAGGCCAGCCGTTTCGCATCCGTTCGACCCGGCGCGGCATCCCTGAAACCGTCGTTCGGGTCGGCCGGATCGAGGACAACTTCCTCGGCGACGGCAAGATCACCCTGACCGTCGTCCAGGATCAGTTCAATCTGCCGGCGACAACCGGCGTGGCGCCGCCACCACCGGGCTGGATTCCGCCCGACCGGACGCCTCGGGCGATCACTGTGCGCCGCCTGATCGAGGCACCCTATCGCGAACTGGCCGGCGTGATCGATCCGGCAAATCTCCAGCTCCTGGACGTGAGCGCGTCCTACTTGGCCGCGCTGGCCGAGGCGCCGACCAGCCTGTCGCAGAGCTACACACTGACCGACCGCGTCGGCAGTTCTGGCGCGTTCGTGGATCGCGGAACCGGAGACTGGTGCCCGACCGGCCTACTCGCCGCCGAGCTGCCGCTGGCGGCCGGCCCGAGCGTGGTCACGCTGACCAACGCCAGCCGGCTGGAGGACGTCACTGTCGGCCAGGCCGCAGTCGTGGACGACGAGATAGTCCGGGTCGATGCGGTCAACTACGCCAGCGGCACGGTCACCCTGGCGCGCGGCTGCGCCGATACCGTACCCGCCAAGCATCTGGCCGGGGCTCGGGTCTGGTTCTACGACACGTTCGAAGCGGTGGACGAGACGGTCTACAGCCAGGGCGTGACGCTCCAGGCCCGGCTGCTGACGAACACCAGCGAGGGCCAACTGGCCCCGGCGCTGGCCGCCACTGACAGCCTCACGCTGACGGGGCGCCAGGGTAAGCCGTATCCGCCCGGCCAATTCCGCATCAACGGTAGCGCGTACCCGGCGAAGGTCTACGGGGTGCTGTCGGTGAGCTGGGCGAAGCGCGACCGTATCGGCCAAGCCGACCAGTTGATCGATACCACGGTCGGCAACATCGGCCCGGAAGCTGGATCGACGGTGACGCTCCAGGTCTACAGCGGCACGACGCTGAAGCGCACCTATGCCGGCCTCACATCCAGCAGTTGGTCCTATCCGCTGGCCGAGGACATGGCCGATGGTCCGCTCCAGGACGTGCGCCTGGTTCTGCGCAGCGTCCGCGATGGCATCCAATCCTGGCAGCAGCACGACATCACGATTGAACGCCACGGCCTGGGCTTCCACCTGGGCGAGGAATTAGGAGGAGTAGCACAATGACTCTCTATATGGGGCCGAATACCGGCCTACTGATCAACGGCGCCCCCGGTGAGGGGCATTACAGCGAACTGATCCGCATGTTGCGCTGGGATGACTTCCTGCGCCAACCGGTCGTCAAGGGGCGCGTCGCCACACTGCCCACAACCGGCCAGGTCGAGGGGGACACGTACATTTTCACTGGCTCCGGCTCCAATCAGAACCGCCTAGCGCGCTGGTGGGCAACGGGTGCGACCACGGCTATTTGGGAGTACATGCCACCCAGGTTGGGCTGGCGTGTTCAGGTTGCGAACGAGACGACGCCGAGCGGGCAGGTCAAGACGTATGAGTATTCCGGCAGCGCCTGGACTGAGCTGGTGGGCGGAATGGCCGACGCGCCGAACGATGGAAAGCCATATGCCCGCGAAAACGGTGTTTGGGCGGAGCTGGGATCGGCGGCGAAATCGGCGCTCAACGTTCTGCCGTTCATGAATCTGATGCCCGACATGGGTCGGTTCGCGGGAACCGCAGCCAATCCGCTGAATACGATGTTCACAACGTCATGGACTCCAAGCACCTTCATCAATGGCTGGAACGGCGCCACCCTCGCAGATGGGGGAAAGTTCTCGTTCGACAACAGCACGAACGGCGGTGCGGGGCCGGCGCTCAATGCGAGGGTGCAGGCACTTCTCACGGCAATGGGCCGCACCTTGACATCGGTTTCAAGGTACGGCGTCGAGTTCTTCACCACCGTTCTGACGGCGGGATCGCAGACAACAACAGGCTCGACCGGCGCGGATGGGGTTACGCGCTATCTGTGCTGCACCAACGGCAGTAAGACAGTTTTCAACGCGGGCGCGTGGGCGACGGTGGTCATGTGGCTGCGAGTCGAAAGCGGCTCAGCTCATATCTCGTCGGCGCCTTATACGACCCATCGCCTTTGGATCAATGGCGCTGTTGCTGCTCCAGGGGTTGTGCTGCCGGCAGGCCAATGGGTGCATCTGCGATTCTCGATGCAGTCATATAACGGCTATGACAACGCGTGTCCGTACATCTACGCATCCGCAGGGGCTCAGATCGCGGTTGCATGCCCGGCGTGGTTCGGTGGCCTCGTCGATCCGGGTATCCACGTTGCACCCATCCTGACAATCAACGGAGCAAGCGCATGACCATGAAACGAGTTCTACTGAAAGGCGAGTTCTTCGCGGAATGGGATGGCACGCTGGACGAGGCCGCAGCACTCGCTGGCGTCCCGGTCAGCGACCTGGCGTTCCATCCCGACGACCTCCTCGCCGAGGTCCAGGAGCTGCGGCGCCAGGCCTATCGCACCGAGTCCGACCCGCTGCGCCTGGAGGCCGAGTTTGACGCCATAGCCGCTGGCACCGAGCCGGACCTGGCGGCATGGGTCGCAGCTGTCCAGGCGATCAAAGCGCGGTATCCACTACCTGAATAGGTAGTTGTGATGGCGTTCTCGTTTTTGCCACGTTCCGAAAGTCTGATGTCGAGTAGTAGATAGGAACCTTGGGATGGACGAGGTACTGAGGCAAAGGTTGCGGGCTGAACTACTGGAAGTGGGGTTTCTCAACCAGTGCTGCCTTGATCTCATGGAAAGCATGGAGGCTGAGTTCAGTCTCACTAAGGACCAGCGCGAGTGCATCGAGCAGCTCAGCCGATTTCTACGGGAGGGCATCGGCAAGCTGACCGCTCTGTCTGAACGGGTAGCCGATGGCGATATCGTCGTCCTGTGCTGA